TGGGCCTTATTTAGACAAAAGCTTTTTGCCGATTATAAATTTATTTATGGCAAACCTCAGTAGAAATCACATTGAAAAACAAGTTTTCAATATTGGAGATTTATCTCCAATGTGATTTCATTAAGATTGGCATATCTTCAATGAAATCACCATCTACAAATGGATTCGATCTTGAATGTTCAATAAGGGGTAAGAGTGATAAATGAGATATCTCTGGTTTATAAAATACATTATTTACATCATAGATCACTCTCCGATTGAATATAAGTTCTATTAGGTTCTTGGGAAATGTATCATATAATGGAGATCTCAATTTGTGTTTTCCTATTATCTTTAACATCATGCCTAAGTCTTCAAAGTTATATACGACTATTATATAACTCCCATTCTGCAGTACCTTCTCCGGCACAATAGTCTTCAATTCTTCAATAAGGATTCTAGGAATAGATTCATATTCAAAAAGTTCTTCTACTGTTTCTCTTAATGCAGTATACATATACGTCTCCCCTTCTTCTTTCTTTCCACCAATTCCACTTATGAATGGTTTCTTCTTTCGAGGCTGGTACCCGGCTAATATAATTTTTCCATCCGTAAAAACGGAACCTGCCGCCTTATACTTCTCCGGATGAGATACTTCTACATTCACCAGCCGTTCATACGACTCCCCTTTGTCTAGTTTAAAAAGCCGTTTTATCTTTCTTGTTAGACTCATCCTTCATACCTACTGTTTAGATTCATGCAGAAGCTTCCAGGCCCGGGCGAGGCGCGTGAGGCCAATCCCTCCGCCAAACCGAGGAAAGAAATCAAACTTCAGAAACTCCTCCAGCTCCGCCTCCACCCTCTCCTTCCCAAAGAGCTCAAAGAGTTTAGCAGAGTAGCCTCCCTCGCTGATCGAATAGAAAGTCTTACGCATTTGCTCTGTATCGCAGGAACGCTCTGCAGAGCCAATAGTCTCTTGTCCATACATGATCACATCAATCTTGTTGTAGATACCTCCATCTACACATCTCATATTCCAGAAAGGACTGGTACGCTCCGGGAAGTTCTGGAGGCTCACGATCGGGCCCATCTCGCGCCACATACGGGCCTCGTGCTCATCCTCCAGAATGGGGACTCCATCGTAATCAATACATGTCTGATTGTAATCTGTAACAACTGGTTGGGTAAAGCCTAGATGCTTCAGAAGCTCCGCCTCCAGCGCGGCAAGGTCCGACATATCTCCACGGCTCTCAAACTCGAACATCGGAAAGATCTTCTCATGGCGCCCGGGGATCGGGGTCTTCTCATCTCTGTAAGAAGTGCTCACGCAGAACACTCCGGACCAATCCGGGTTCCGGAGAAGCTCATACTCTAGCCACATCTGGCCAGTCTGGGGGAGAGGCCAGACCTCTCCATTGTACTGGAACGTTGCAACCGAATAGGGATTCTCACATGCCGCCAAAATGGACAGCCGGGATTGCGTAGGGACTTCCTTGAATCCTTTCTTCATGAAAAAATCACGAAGGCGGGCAACGAGTTCGTGGTAGGTCTCGGTATCCTTCATGGTTTTTTCTATAGAGTGGCCGCAACAATTATTTTATATTTTTTCCGTAAACCCGCGTTTTACGCGTCTGGTACACAGTGTTGATCGATGATGTCGACAAGTGCAGGGTACCTGTACGACTCTGTACGAGTGATCTTCTGAATAAAAGACATATCCACCAAATCCGGGTGGACATACCAATCCTCGAACTCTCCATAGGTTCCCGTCGCGTGATCTCCGGCATGCACATCGGAGAATACACGGAAGTATCCTCTCTTCTCAAAGATCTCGCGAGAGATTCTCCGGGTATCAAAATGGTTCCCCGTGTAGATATCATGCTCGAACGTAATGGTCGCAAACTTATACGCATCAAAGATCTGTCTATCCATCTTTTCTAGAACATCCAGTGTGGACCGATTCGCAACATCCAGATCTATCTGCAGATAGTCGATGTTCTTCGGAAAGTTCACCTTCTCAAACTCCTCTAACCAGTTGATCTTCGTGGCATCGCAGTTCAAGTGATAGGAACGAGGGCGGACCCGAGGATAGTCGCGCGTATACTCCTCCAGATACTCTACCATGAATCCAGTCCATCCGAGGCCAGCCTCCAGAATATAGGTATTGTTCACTAGAATCGGATGATTCGAACCAATCTCTACAAAGGTACCATGTGTCTTGTCCTTCAGGACCTTTCTCACAAAATAGTCTTGTGCCGCGCCTCCGAAATACTTCTGCATCTAAATGTCTAGGATGGGCCAGTTTAGGCCAGATATCTTATTGGTGAATAACAGGGATGGCTAAAAAGAATACGTATCTTTTATATACACTTCTGTTTTTACTTGTTATTGCCCTAGTATGGATGTCTACACAATCTAGACGTGAATACTTTTCTCAGAAAATTCCTAAAAAGATATGGACGTATTGGGACGACGAAGTAATTAAGAATAAGACGGTACTGTTATGCATTGATTCATGGAAAAAGTATAATCCAGAGTATGAAGTCGTTGTATTAAATCCAAAGAATCTCAAAGACTATCTTGATCTTGATATTGAAAACATGAAGATGAATGATGGTCCCACTCGGGAATCCGACATTATTCGTATCAATATCTTGCAAAAGTACGGAGGCGTATGGGTTGATGCGTCGATATTAATGACAGCGCCCCTTGATTTCACATCAGAAGAGTATGAATATTATGGATATAAGATCGCCGCGTTTGAGAGTAAAAAGGGAGTCCCTGTACTTGAAAACTGGTTCTTTGCAACGGTTCCTGATGGTAAATTCATAACTGCGTGGAGAGATGAGTTCATAAAGGCGAACAACTTCTCAACTGTGGAAGATGCTCTAGAGTCTCTCAAGAAACAGGGAGTGAATTATGACAATATCTCTTTTCCTGTATATCTATTTATGCATATCTGTGCACAGAAGATCTTACAAAAAGAAATGTCTGCAGATCAAATCAAAAAGACATTTTTCTTACGAACGGCTGAGGAGACTGCCTTGAAGTATCTAACTGCGAACGATTGGGATTCTGGCAAAGCTCTTGAGTCTCTCTGCAGAGGAGAGAATGTGATGCCGCTTATTAAATTCCGTGGAGGGGAGCGTGGATATCTTGAAGATCATCCTGATCTGCGCGAGTGCATCTTTAAGAAGTATGTTTAATTTATAAAAAATTTGAAGTATCCTTCACCGAGATAAAAGGTACAATGAATCTCTTTATTCTATCCGCAAACCCTGTGGAGGCTGCGCAGGCCCATGCAGATACTCATGTTGTAAAGATGATTTTAGAGGCATGCCAAATGCTCTATTCTGCTCACTGGACTTCTCTGCATCCTGCACTTCTCGAGAACAAGTCTGCCGTTGGAATTAGTCGCGCACAGAAGCTGCTTGCTGTACCTTCTGTCTTCGAAGATGCCCCGGTTCGTAAGAATACGAGTGAACGAGGATACCGTCCCGTCCACCTTCATCACCCCTGCACTCGTTGGATCCGTGCCTCGAAAGAGAATTATCTATTCGCTTGCCGCCTCGCCCTTGCAATTGGAGAGGAATACAAGTTCCGATACGGAAAGACACATCTGTGCATGGACCACGCCGTCTGGCTCTTGAATCATGTACCGGGGTTGCCCGAGCTGGGCCTAGAGCCGTTTGCAATTGCTATGGATAAAGAGTATAAGATTAGTGATGATGCCATTGAATGTTATCGTCACTATTATAAAACTTCAAAGAAGGAACGGGGGCTTCTTCAATATACAAAGAGGGATCGCCCAAGCTTCCTTACTTCTTCGTGATGATACACGTAAGGCTGAGAGTGCCAACATTTGAAAAATAAGCGATGTGCTCAATCTCATTCAGGGGTAGACCAGGGAACGCTGGCTGCCCGTGCATCAAATGAAAGATTCTCTGATCCGTTCCAATCTCTACATCCATATAGCCGCCATTCGTGGCCAGATGCGCATGGCGCCCAATCAGGGTAGGGACAGATGTATGTACATCCTCAATAATATACATCCCTCCACTCTTCACATACTTCCACATGTTGAACAGATTGATGATCTGGTGAGAGACAATATGGCTCGCATCATCTATAATAAGATCAACCGATCCCTGGGCAATCGAGTACTTGTTCATCATTGGCTCCAGCTGCGTCGTATTTGTCGGATCGCATACCTCTAACTTTACACGATCTGAGTACTGTGTTTCAGGCTTCACCTTTTCTAATGTGATATCTAGACCGAGCAGAAGCTTCGCACCCGTAAAGTACGTATCCCACATCTTTATAGATCCTCCTTCAAGAACACCTACCTCAATCATAGTCTGAAGAGTCTCTCTCTTATCAAAAAGAAATCGCTCATAGATCGGGGTGAAGTTATGAAAATACGCCTTATCCGTATTGGCTGCAAGGCCAAGCTGTGTTAACTCTCCATTTACGTTCATTCTATAGGGGTAGGAGAGCGTGATTCTTTAGACTCTCGGACATATTAATTAAATAACAAATTAATAGTTACAACATATAGAATGGATAAACCCTGGATTATTGTCCAATATGATAACCGCGTAATAGAAGAAAAATACTTAAAATTAATAAATATTAATAAGAAGTATTGTTTAAAGTACGGGTATGATTATATTTTAGAGACAAAAGAATATGATATACCACCATGGTGGGTAAAGGTTAGATTAGTAAAAGATCTTTTAGAAACAAACAAGTATAAGGGTGCTCTATGGTTAGATACAGATGCTGTAATTCATAATCATGATATGCCTTTGGATAGTTTGTTAATAGAAGGAAAATCTATGTATTATAGCCCCGATTGACCAAGATGGGATGGTAAATTAAATGCTGGTGTGTGGTTAATTATAAATGATACTAAAGGTAATGAAATTATAGAAAAATGGATGAATTCTTATTCATCAGGTGATTGGAAAAAAACAGATAATAAATGGTCTTCATTGGGAAGCTGGGCAGGTTCTACTTACGAACAGGGTGCTTTCTTAGAGTTTGTTCAACCCCATTTCAAAGAAAATATACAATTATACCCTTGGAAAGTGTTGCAATCATATGAATTCGATATACATACATTTACTATGCATTTTGCTGGAGAACTATCAGATGAATATTTGCCAACATACCTTAAGAATAAGATTGAAAATTTTTGTACTGGTAATATATATTACGGAAAAGTATTATATGAGATTTTCTTATTGTTGATTATCTGTATTGTTATAATATTCTTTACATACGTAATACATTCTAATTCTTCTTTATATAAACTCTTACAGCCTTTTCAAAAAATTAAACTTTAGACTCTCTGATACACGATAATATTAGACTTCTCTGCCCATGTCATGGGTACACTACTCACTTCGCGTTTCACGAAGCCAGAATTCTCGGCCTCAGGAAACTCGCGAGAACACAATAAAACAGATCCAGGTCGCATTTCCGTCTTTAGTTTTACTAAAAGTGGTACAAGCACGTCATTCCCAATACAGAGATTCGATACAAAGATCCAGCATGCGTTGTTAAAATGGAAACGATCCTCTAAAAAAGAACCAGTATGGAACATGCTATGTTTCTGCACTAGTTTCGTAGGGACACGCGCGAGTGCAGCCCTCGCTTGCTCAACCCTTTCCTCTACAACATCAATTCCAATGCTGCGGAGCTGCGGGTGAAGAATACTCATCCCGATCACAAACTTCCCGAGACCACATCCTAGATCGTAGAAGGTTCTATTCTCTAGAGGAACCTTCTCCAAGGGATTGTACTTCTCAAAGAGTGCCGAACAGATATGAAGACCTCTTTCTGTGATCTCTCCGTACGTTATATGATGTCCCTTATATTTCTCTGAATCCACACTGATTTTCTCACTAAGTCCTTGAAACAGTGTCTCAAATGAGCTTGTCTTGTTGGGGTTGTTTTTCATTGTCTTTCGAAGGTGCACCTTGTTTCTCCGTGTCTTCTTGGGGGGCTGCTGGGTATTCATCTACTATCTCCAATTTTCTATGGTTTTCTTTTCTACGCGAGCCTTTGTACAAAGGCTTTAAAGAAATCAAATGTGCCGTACTTTGATACCATCAACTCGCACCACCCTTCGGGTGCGGTCTCCGCATGCTGGAGCTCGCGCAGGTCGTCTTGAAATCGTAGCAAATCAAAAAAGGCGTGTGCAGACTTGTTTCTCTCCTCACCATCTAACCACTTGAGGCTCAAGGCAACAAACATCCCACGCTCAAGGTTGTTCATCGACGGGAACTTCTTAAAGAAAGGGTCGAAGGGTGAACTCATTCTACCAAAGGAGGCGCAAGGAAAAAACGGGGCAAAGAAGTTCTTTCGTTGAACTAGATGAAGGCATTTTCCTATACGGTTCTTTTTGCTATTCTGTCGCCCGGCCTTCTTTTACTGGTACCTTCTGTATTCAGAGCGGTTCTTAAGAACCCCCTTTCTCTTCTTGCGATTGTCTTGAATATTGCCTTCTTTTACATGGCACTTACACACATAAAATACATTCCTTATCTCAATACGCTGGAGGGATTTCAGGATATCATTGCTCCTCAAGAGGGTTCCACTGGCCCGCCACCTAACTCGGGGCCACCGGTAACCCCCGATGGAAACCCTATACCCGATGCATGCATCAGCTGTGTAAAAAAATCAAATTTATTTCTTCAAATAAGTACGTGTGAAACAGAATGCCAAAAAGAAGGACAAACTTCTGAACAATGTAATACATGTCTTCAAAAAAATTTGCCAGGACTTATAAAAAAGCATTGCACGAATATTTGTCCCGCCTCGATGACAACAGGCACCGTGGTGCCCCCCTAGTTAATCTTATCCTCAATCTCATAGCCATTCACATCATAGATGGCATCACATGCGGTAGACACATGAGTAGAGCGGCCGCATCGTAGGCAGCCTTCAGTATTCCTATGAGGGCATGTCTTCGAGTAATGATTCTTGCAACCACAGATGGTACAGAGATCAATTGATCCGCGAATTTCCTGAAGAATGTGCCCCTTTTGGCAGACATCAAGAGTCTCTTGAACATATGCACCCCCGCGAACCTTATCAAGTCCATACTTTGCCATATACATCTTTACAAACTTGTCCTCATCGAATACGGTCACGTTTGGAATGATCTTCTCCACACATAAAGGCGGGTACTTCTTGGTCCACCCTGTGCCCTTCCCCGCCATATGCTGCTCAATCCTCTTTATCGGATTATTCGACCTACCAATGTAAAATTTGTTTGTGGTAAGTCGGAGAATGTAAACACTTGTATTCATTTTCTTTGTGTGTACTGATACTTTTTTACTTCAATTTTAAGCATCAATCCAGCCATCGATCATTCCCGTCTCTGCATTCCGGGTTGCCACCAGATTCACAAAGGTAGGGCGGCCCTCTGCCCAGCCGCTCACCCTCTCCAACGCCTCGATCACCTTCTCTGTTCCAAAGAACGGATGCGCAGCAACCGGCTCTGTGAACCCGTGGCCCAGAGTGATGCACTCATAGCCATCCACATTCACCACGTGGCCCTTAGGGAGCACAAGATTGTACACCGTAGTGATGAGGCGAGGGGCGTACCACCGCGCAATCGAGGCTGCGAACTGCCAGACTCCGTTCACCATGATTGGATGCCATGGGGTGATGCAGAGACCATCAATCTGCGACATCGGCTGGCTCGTCTTATTACTTCCACAGACCACCACTGCAGTGATCGGAGTAGATCCATCGGGGGTGAAAACCATCTCTCCTGCCACAAGGGTCTGAATCTCCTTGCGAGACCCATCCGCCATCAGTACACGAGAGGTCGGGGCAAAGCATCCACCACTCGCATTGTGGAAGACCGACATGCTCTGCGGAGTCTGCGAGGCTATGTAGCCTCCACCATAGGCTGCGGCCTTCACGGGAGCAGAGGAAGGAACCGGGGGCGGCAGCTCGCCGAACGCCTTCTCTGCAAGGCTCTGGGTCTCTCGGAAGAGGCCACCACCATAGATCTGCAAACCGGGGTCCTTGAAGTTCATGCACTGCTGCAGCTGCTGTGCACGAAGATAGGAGCGCATGTAGTGCTCACCCCACTTTGCAAAGTACTTAGGAGACATTCCAATCTGCCCCTCGCTGGGCTCGTCGGACTTTACATCACGCAGAAGCTGCTTCACCCTCTCATTTGCCGAGTCCTTGAACTGATCATAGAAGGACATGAAGGTGATCTCTGGGTTTGCAGCAGGCTCATGAAGAACCTTCTCAATGGCAGAGACATATGCCGCCCGTGCGAGAACAAAGGGATCTAGGGATGCGCTCGTCGGCACAACCTCCTCACCATTCAGAGACGGCTTTGCGTCCTGTGTCGGCACAATGAAGTCCAGAGGCTGGCCAAACTGGATGGGGCCCGTCTGAATCGTCTCTGTTCCGTACTGGATTGTGGAATTCATTGCGGCTGTGGAGAGCATATTCGCGAGGAAGTTGATGAAGACCGTGCCCACCATTGAGCAGTCCGGAATGAATCCGAAGAGTCCCTTACCCCATCGTGAAATGCCCGCAAGCAGAGCACTGTCCAGCTGGTAGCCGAAGCCGAAGGTGTGGAGTGTCCACGGGTTCTTCATCTCCATCGTTGTGAGCGTGGGGAGAATGCCGCGGGGTGGATTCACATTCGGAAAGCCGTCTGTGAGAAGAAGCCCCACGATATTGTGCCCCGCAAACTCCGGCTTGTTGGCGATCACCGCGGCCTGCCGAATTCCATCGTAGATATTCGTCTGCGAATCGGGCTGCACACTCTCCAGTGCAACATTGATCTTCTTGCGACCCTCCTCCGTCATCGGGGTCGGGACGCAGACAACCCGTGCACTCGTGCTGTATGAGATCACCGAGAGGAGATCCTGTGCGCCGAGGGTGGCTGCAATTGTACGGATCGTGTGCTTCACCAGATCGAGGCGCGTGTATCCGAACGACTCGCCGTCCTCCGTCTTGTCTGCAACCTCACCCATGGAGCCCGAGTTGTCCACGATTGCGATAAAGACAATGGGCTGGCGCTCACCCTCTGCAGGTGCAGAGACCCTGAGGTGGGTTGAACCGCCCTCTACCGTGGCTGTAAGAGTGAGAGGAGCATCCTTGAAGGCCCCAAAGTTGTGCTGCACTGCTGGCATAGACCGCGTAAGAAGGTACTGCTCAATCGTATTCCGCAGCGCGTGATTCGGAATCAGCGCAGTTGAGTGGAGGTGAAGTCCCGTCTTTGGAGAGGTGGCGTTCGCGGTGAACCACTGCGTAATCGCGTCGCGCTCGTACGAGTGGCCATCGGTGGCGATCACGGGGTCACGCATCATCGAGAGAGTGATCGGACAGAGCCAGTCGTTCTGCATTTTATCTATATACCCGTTACCGAACGGTGGCGAATGTCAATTTTTTTCGGGGTAAAATGTAATGGAGTATTACTTTACTCTATGGAAAAACGGAGAACTTACACACATGTATACAGAGCTTGATGTTGCCTTTAAGAAAGCAAAAGAAGGTGGGTATCATCTTATAAGGCTCCGCGTAAGCGATGAAGGAGTTGTTCATTTGTTCACTGTGTATACTCCGACGATTTCAAATTCTTTATAAAAATCTGAACATCATAGTAGAATGAAATTTTATAAAAAGACTTATAAGAACTTTACTCTACCATTTTATATCTTCTCTTTAACACTTGTTCTTCAACTTATTGTTACGTATGTCTTTACAAAAACGAAACGATTCTCTATTCGTGCATTAGTTCGAAATCTAAGTGTTACATTTTCAATCTATTATGCTATGAAAACGAAAAATTATTTCCTATTAGGTATCCCTCTGTTGCTAGAGGCAGTGATAGAATTCTTGAAATTAAATGGATACGACATGGATCCATATGTAGCAACAGAATACCAATATAGTGATTATTGGATTGATCGATCAAGAAGAAATCCTCTAATATCCAATTTTAGTGAAGCAAACTTCGATGGCATTCTTGGGTTCAATACAAGAGACAATTCATCAGAAAATAATAAGAAATTATATGAATGGTCTAAGTATGCTTACCTTTCTTCTATAAATAAACCAAAAGCAGTCTTATATGATCTTAATAAGAATATAGTGCCCGAGCCAAAGATTCTTAAGAAGATGGTAGATGATAAAAAGTTCGAGTTAATTTCAAAGAACTGTGGTATTACACAGGGTATGAGAATTCTTGAAATTGGATTTGGCGACGGTGATTTCATGGATTATATTTACAAAAACTATACTGTTCGCCCAATCGGCGTTTCCATCGCAAATGAACAGGTGAAGTTTGTAAAGGAAAGAGGATTTGAGGCCTATCATATGAATTCTTGGGATATGACACCTGAAGTGTTAGGTACATTTGATATAATTCTGCAATGTGGAAATCTAGAATATATATTACGGTCTGGACAAAATCATGAAGAAGTTTATACAAAATACAGTACTATTATAAATCATCTTCTAAAGCCTAACGGAAAATATTTTATCACATGCTGTCATATAAATGATAAATATGCGGGTAGAACATGGGGGGATTCTTTAGATTATTATTTACATATTTATTATCTGTGGGCGGGAAATGATGGATTTTATCCTATTGGTAAGGATGGATTCTCCAAATATGCAAATAAAGCAGGACTTACTACAATATATCAAGAAGAGCGTACGCACGATTATTTAATAAACATGAATTTTCTATTTTCATATTTTCAGTGCTATGATGGAAGCTGTGTAACTTCCTTCTCGCTTTCTTCATTAGCAGATGCTCTTTTTAAGACAATCGCGGGCCCATATTATATTCATACCTACCTTGCTTACTTATCTACAGAAAGTTATATCTGGAATCCGTTTCTCTGGGAATTTGTACCTCAAGATAGAAATGGAAAATGGACGCCGCCAGTTACATTACAATATATCATGTTTAAGAAAGAAAGCTGAATATCACCAGTTAAACAAGTAGCCTTTATAAAGAAACAGAATGTCTGTGCCCGAGATCACATCCAATGTGGCACCGAGTACAGGGGCTGGAGGATTCCTTTTTGAAAAAGTGATGGAGGGGACTCTGAAACTGCTTGTTTCCGCATTTGAGGCTGAAGGATATTCCGTGAGTATCTATGATGAACAGAAGATCCGTGATCTTTTTAATGAACAGTCCTTGAACGGTGTCGATCATCTCGTTGAAATCAAACATACAGGTGGCCAACACATCCTCTTCTTCATGCAAGAGAAGTGGAAACTCGTTACGAATCAGCGCGAAGTAAGCCAGTTTCTGGATTGCTGTGCGCGGATTAAGTCAAGAATGGTGGGATTTCAGGGAGATATTTACAAATTCTGGATCACACGTACAGTGCCGACGGAAAATGGTGCAAAGAGCCTTGAAGAGGGGGGTGCCTATGTCGTCCAGACCTCGACCTCTATGAACATGCTCGCGGCCTCTGCTGCACTTCTTTTGTGCGAAGTCATCGGGAAACGGGAGCTCGCCATTCCGATGATTCGTTCCGTGCCCTCTTTTCTTCTTCAAGAGATTCCCCAGGAAACAGTCGTGCGGAATCTAGACGTGAAGTTGGTCCCTGCACCCACATTCAAGGCTTCCAAAGTGAAAGTGAATGTGAGGAGAGAGGAAAATTGATTATTTTATAGCGCTATAGTAAGGAAAATGGTTCCCCCTGTTCGCTGGTACCATCTTTTGTCCACATGGATCTTTCTTCTATCTGCGGCCTATCCGATCCACCAGATCTCTACGTATCCTCTGAATCTCTTGGCCCTTGTGGGATGTCTTGAGCCGATTCTGAATCCGTTCCGCGCCAGTGCTGGAAAAAATATATATATTATGGGTCTCCACCTTCTCCCCCTTCTATGGATTCCCTATGATGTTTCTGCGAAGGCGTTTCAGTTTTCTTTCTTTGTTGGTCTTGCCTATCTAATCTTTGTTACTGGAATCGGTGAGAATCCATTCCATATCTATTCTGTTCTTCTGAAGGAGGACCATCCCACGTTCCAGAGTTTCATGTGTGCTCGGTTTGGATTGTGCTAAACTGTAGTGAACTCGAACTCTGCAAGCCCAGTACCTGGCTGATCCGACTCAATCATCGCCACCTGCTCCATGGTGAGTCCAAAGAGCTTGTAGAGGTCTACATCCGTGAATGACTCATCTAAAGGAGGGCAAGGAATGAACGGAAACATCTCATATTGTGTGCGAAACGAAGACCACTTCGTCGAGCAGACAATATACTTCATCAGCTTCGAGGAGAGGTACCTGCAGAGGTTATGGCCCTCTGCCTCGGAGGAAACAGCAATGCTCTGCATATTATCTGTCGTTCCATAGACGCCAGAATCATATACAGGATAGATGTGGCGACCCTCAGCATACGCTACCTTCATCTGCTTCTGGTTTGGGTGCTCCTTCGACGACCACGCGATCTTCGTCGGATCGCCGGTCGAGTGGAGAAGAGGATAGATATAGTCGCCCTGCTTCGTCTCCTTGCACTTCGACTTCGGGATCGACTTTTTCACTGCTGCAAGGGGCATCATCTCCTTCGAGAGAATCTTCGCGTACATGTGCTCAAAGATGCTCTGGCCCTTAGACATGATAAATGGGGTGGAGGGGCTCAAGAATAAGGGGGCCTCCTTCATGTCCTCAGAAATGCAGCGAGTTACCGTGATCGGCTTCTTCTTCTGTACCACATACATGTCAATGCGCGTGCTCGCATTCATAATCCTCTTGGCCTCTCCTTCGGAGTACATCTGGAGAAAGTGAATCTGGTTCTTCAAAAGAAGAGGACGAAGATCCGACTGCGGCGCGCGCCACATCGGCGGGTGAACCATGCAGAGGAATCCATTCATCTTTAGAAGATCGAGGCCGCGCTTCACAAAGACAGGAAAGAGCTGGGTGCGAGAGCCAGCGCCTCCCTTGGTGGTCGCGGGCTTATTGTAGGGCGGATTCCCAAGCACAACATGGAACATCTTAATGCCCCAGAGGGTCTCAGGATTCAAATCCTGGAACGGGCCATGAAAGAGATTAAGCTTATAGGCCCCATGAGGATCGAAGAGCTTCTTGCAGATCTCCACGTTCTTTCCATTGATCTCACACATGAAGAGCTGCTTCTCGAGAATGTGCTTCTTCCTCGCTGCAGCATCTGGGATCGCGGAGGCGAGGCCGACCATGAGCTTGTGGAAGAGAACGACGGGGAAGTTTCCATGGCCGTTTGCAGGATCCAGAAAGGTGATCGAGGGGTCGGTGAAGACTGTGGGATAGGCGTTCTCAAGCTGGTCGACCATGTGGAGAACAAAGGTGGGTGGCGTGAAGACCTCGCCATTCATCTTCTTTTCCACCTCCTTGAGGACAAGGTGCTCACCGATAAAGGCGAGAGCTTCCTGGGGGCTGTCAATACATGATCGCATACGGTCTCGTAGTAGATCATATAACTCGTTCGCTGCAGTCAATTTTGAGTTGTATGTGTTTACCATTGCAAGAATTGCTCCAAATCGATCGGGTGCCATTACACTAAAAGGTTGGGTGAGCGTTTTCAAATTTTTTTGGAGGGTTTACTTCTTCTCAAGGGTCGCGGGTCTAAATCGCAGTATAGGATAGATAGAATGAAATCAGAACTTCATTATACAAATATCATTTATTTAACGTCGCATCATGCTCTGGCTCTATACGCTCTTTACCATCTTCCATCCATTTTTTCTTATAGACTACTTCTAGAAGTTTTTCTGGCAACGCAACTAATCGGTATGCTAGGGATAACTGCCGGATCACATCGCCTTTGGTCTCATAAATCATACGAGGCTGCTTGGCCAGTTCGTCTTGTCTTCATGCTTGCAAATTCAGCAGCACATGAGGGTTCTATTTATCAATGGGCCAGAGATCATAGAATGCATCATAAACATACGGATACTAACCTAGATCCTCATTCTATACAATATGGTTTCTGGTATTCGCATATGGGCTGGCTATTCTACAGAAAAAGTAGTAAACTTCGCGAAGCCTCGCGCTTAATTCTCATGGATGATATTAAAAATGATTCAATTGTTATGTTTCAACACAGATACTATTTTATTCTTTCTCATCTCTTTTGTTTTGTTCTTCCAACACTCTATGGAAAATACATGTGGGATTCGTACTGGATAGGATATTTCTATTTTGGAGTTGTTAGATGGATTATCCTTCTTCATTCAACGTGGTGTGTGAATAGTGTGGCTCATATGTGGGGTACTACACCTTATAATCCCAGACTCTCTTCAAGACAAAATCTGGCAACAAGCATCGTGGCCGTCGGTGAAGGATGGCATAATTATCATCACGTATATCCATATGATTATAGAGCAAGTGAATTTAATTGGAATAGTGAATGGAATCCTACAACATTATTATTGGATGGATTATCTTCTGTTGGACTCGTCTGGAATAAAAAAGTAGGACGATTGCATTAGAGAGTGGTTGCTTTAGACAAACTAGACGCTTTAGTAATTGCTTTATTTGCCGTACGAACCTTACGAGATTTATTCGTGATTCTTTTTCTTTTAGAAAGCATTCCTATTTTTGTAAATACTAAATATGGGGCATTTGTTTTTTCATATCCCAGCACAGAAAAGGGTAGATTATCATCATCTTTAAAAAAAGAAATATCCCACTTTCCCAATGGCGGGTTTTGATTAAGTAGGCCTTGAATTTTTGGAATCACAGATTTAGAACCGTTGCGTAGAAAAATTAGTTTTCCTCCACGTTTAAGAACTCTGTAAGATTCTTGTAAAATATAAAAAAGAGCGTTTTCGCTGTCCCTCCAATCATCATACTCAGACTGATCCCAGGCTAAGACAATTGATACTGGACAAAAAATAGAATACACATACTCTTTTGAATTTGCTTTTATCTTTTCCCACGATGTATCTGGACATTCATATGGATCTACATAGTCGGCACCGGGCCCGAGAGGCCTTCCTCCATCAGTAATATGGAATAATTTTTCATGCTTTTTACAATGGCATGCAACTAAAATATTACTATCTTCTTTCATCTACCATATGAACTTAAATTCATATGGTATGAGAATACATCATATCCAGCCACTCATTTATTGCGTGGCGCAGCGCGGGATTTGCGTAGAGGGTCGCGAATGTGCTCTTAAGATCATGCTCACCCGAGTCGAGAACAAGAAGATCTGGCATCATTCGCGAGAGAACATCATTGAGGTTCACATTCTTCACGAACTCCTCGATAACCTTCTCCTCTGTAGAAGGTTCCCGCCTAACCTCAAGTCCCTTACTCAGAGCCTCCTGATCGCTTGCCCGCAGCTCCGTGCCACCCACAGATGCCAGATTCTTGGCCATTTCGTTAAGACGCCGCTGATCCTCATCCGAGAGGCGGAGGGGTTCCTTTGCAAGGCGCGAGATGGAATAGCCAACATTCTCCATCATCTTCTTCCACTCCTCCGTTAGCTTGTTCAGCAGAGTGTCTTTGTTAATTGTCACAGGGCTCTCCTTGCAGTCGTACAGATCAGGATCATACGGAATCAGCTTTGAGATACAGTAGGCCCTCCTCTCTGCAGAGCTGTGCTGCTCCTTGGTGTCAGCGTACGTGTTCATCACACTCAGGGTGCGCCAGACATTAAAATCCACGACAATGCCGACGCGCTTTCCGCTTGCCTCTGTGTTTGCGCGAAGCATCTGCTGAAAGACCAGATCTGCGCTCTCCATATCGTGTAGAAGGAAGGCCACATCGGCCTCAGGGATTGAGACACCGAGGCTGCCCACATTTCCCGTAAGAAGAAAGAGGCCATCCTTGCCCTCGGCGCGAGCTCGAGCCGCCGCCAGCTTCACCATCTCTGGAATAGTGGAGCTCGTAGGGATCTTGGAGAGATCGAGCGTGGCGAAGTTGCGAAGAACGGAGTTTGTTTGCATCTGCTGTGCAAACGCCGCCTTCACATCGTTCACGAGCTGGCCCACGCCATAGGGAAGAAACACGAGGGCCGTGAGGAAATCGTCCCCAGGGCGGTGTCCATACATCTTCTGGACACGGCGGATTCGCGCAAAGATGGACATATCGCCCGCCTTGTAATGCTTGAGTTTCTCGGAGCCCGTGAGAAGAGCAAGAAAGAGAGAGACTTCCTTCTGATTCTGAAAGGCGGTGCCGTCCTGTGTGAGGGCAAAGAGGCTGCGATTGGAGAATCCGTAGCTGCCATTCGAAGGAAGACTCTTATAGAGGTCCTGCTGCATCGCATTCGTGAGAATCACGAGTTGGGGAAGAGACTGGTAGAAGGCGCTGATCTCAAGATCACTACCTGAGAGGGCCTTGGCCTTTGCGATAGCAAAGGCCCCGTGCTTCTCTTGCATGTGAGAGACCACGTCACGGCTAGGCCAGTTGCGCATGAGGGACGCATCCTCAATGTCCCAGAAGAACTGGCGGTCCAGGGGAATCGCAAGATGATGAGCGGGCTTGTGATACGTGGCGGTGAGAATCACACGGGTCGTCTCGGGACTGAGATGATCCGCGAGCATCTCCTCGGAGAGATCCGTGCAGCCGCCCTCGTGATGCTCGTCGAGAAAGGCGATGTCCCACCGGTACGTTGTCCTCTTCGCCATCTTCATGAACTGCGTCGAAGCAACCACGATCAGAGGACCTTCGGGGATTTCAGTGTCTGCTGTCCATTCCATCACAGCGTACTTCGCAAAGTCTCGGTGGTTCCTATAAACAGAGAGCCACGACGCCGCCGTCTCACTCGGCCTCGGCGTGAGCACGAGGATACGCTCGTAGGCTGGAGAAAGGGCTGCGGCAATGTAGGTCTTTCCACAGCGGGGAAGCGCGCCCAAGAGGAGTGTTGCACCTGATGTTAGCTTCTGCTGCATCTTCTGCTTTATAAGCTGCTGGTGGAAACGGAGCTGGAGGGGCGGACGGTCATCTCCTACGATATAGGCGGCGGCGCTGCGAATATCGGTGAAGATGAGTGGGGCACGGCTCCTCAGAAGACCACAGAGACGATCTAGATCACTGATATCGAGAAGGGTGAGGTCGTCGGCTGTGTCGCGATTGCTGGCGTGAGAACGATCTGCAACAGCGCGGACGGCGATCTTGTCGCGGACCAGAGCACACTTACGTGGCGAGGGAACCTTCCCCTCGTGCGTGAAGGGTGTCTTTCCTGTGAAGAGCACAAGCATGTCGACAATCTCGAGCGTCGCGATATCGTAGATAGTGATCATACCGATCTTGGAAGAGATCACCCAGTAGGTGCCATCCGCATCCAGAAAGGCGCAGTCGATCTTTCCAGACTTGTTGCTCTGATTGATCTTCGCGGTGCAGATCTCCTCGATGCACTGCATTTTCGTCATGGTGCGAAGCTGTCGTGTATTTGGATCAGGTGAAAGAGGCGTAACAGATGCATGGGAATTGAAAGGATCAAGTCCCATATAGATGCAGAGTCGCAGAATGGCCTCTCCAACAAGACCCGTGTTCACGGGGTCAAGGCCATGCAAGAGAATCGAGGCGGAGGCGCCCCCAAGAATACGTGTGGCTAGCTTGTCCATGGTTGTGTTACAATTGCTTTGGCCTAGGCCGTTTCAAATTTTTTAGACATAGATGAGGCCATACCGATACTCTTTTTCATTCGGATATCTCGTGCCACATACGGTGTCAATCCAGTACTCTCCAAAGTTGTAGTTCTGGTGTTTATGATGAAGAAGGTGGTGATTTCCAATTAGAAAAACGCCACGTTCATCGTGCCTCAACATGCCACGAATACTAAGAAAACTCATTATAATGGCGAATTCAGATAGACTATAGGTATAAAAGGCGAATGGAATGAACGTTCCAACTCCCTGGAAAACATTCTCTACCGTACTTCCAACATATGCATCTAAAAAGATTGGCTCTGGATTTGCATGATGTTTTGCATGGTGCTTATAGAGTATATGGTTATGTAGTATGACGTGTGATAGATAAAACCATACGTCATACGATAAAATAGAGAGGGCAACGAGATACATGCTCTACAATATAATGTCTAATAACTCCACTCAACCTTAAAGTTGTTTTTTGTATCAAACCATCTGAGGGCCTCCATAAAGTCATTGTGATCATTCCACGTCCACTCATACTCTGAATTGTCTCCTATATCCTTCAATACGGTCTCCCAGTCGGGGTAGGCATCTAGGAATGTAAATACATCTGTCTCATAAATAATTTCACACTTATTACATCCCTTTATATAGAAATGGAAGTGATGGCCTCTCTGCTTCACCCACTTACGATACTTCTCAGGAACCTCAAAATCACTCGGCAAATAAGGGAGCTCTGAGAAATCCTTCCCATAGACGAATGGCAAGCCAGTGGTCGGACTAATACGAAGGTTGAGCGTAATTGAAAGATCAAAACCCATTATGTCTAGTATGATATAGGGGCACACTGCCCTTTAATTTTACTTCCAAGGAATTTGATTAAGCTTTGCAGATCGCAGTTCATTCAGAAAGACTGCATCTGGAGTCTTGAAATACTGGATGTTTTTCGTGATGTTGCGACTTATAAAGGGAGTGAGAATTACCACGAGTGCCCGGATCCAGAGTGTCGGGTGAAGAATATAGATTCTCTGAAGTGTGGTCGCGTGTTCCTGCGAAAGAGTTCCTACGAGTTTTGTCATGAACTGGAAAGAGCCTTCGTTTCTCGAAGGGGACCCGCTGCAGTCGAAGACCCAGATCCAGTTGCTGCCCCTGGCTTGATCCATGTGCATCTTGAAGTATGCGAACTTGGTGGGAGTATCCACGACCTCATCCGCCTTCCCAGCACCTGTGTACCAGAATTTTGTCCCGTTCGGAGACTCTCCAAATTGGGCGAAACTATGGGCCCCTGGATTCACTGCGCACTGGGGGCAGGACATTACTTGTCTTCCCCATTTTGTTTTCGTGTTTTAAACACATGTTTTTATTCCACTTCTAAAGGGAGGATGAGCACGGTGCTTGAGAAGCACAAAAAATACAAAACCATGTACGGGGAGGCGGAAATGTTCTGGGGCTTTGGAATTGAAGAAGAAACCTATGTCCAGTTCACCAAACCTATTCAGGTGGCCGCCCCCATTTTACGATTATGTCATGCACCCGAACGCTATAGTGTTAACTATTACCTCGGTTACAAAAAGGATCGTGTAGAGGATGCATTCACAGCCACCTTTCCAGATGCATCTGCATGCATTCCTCTTCCTTTTTTTGTGAACTCGCATTCCTTTCAAAAGGTTGATCTGTGCGGCCAGCACATGACTCTTTATACGAAGGGAAAGGAGCCAAATCCCAGATTTTCTGGAAAAACCCTCTTTGCCGAACTCCAGGAGGCCTCCCCTGAGGTCTTTCGCGAGGGATATGAAAATTGGTTCTGTTTTGATGGGGACTCCATCGAGTTTATTACGTTACAGTTCTATAAGAATAGGGTATCGACCTGTATTCAAGAACTCCTCGGCCATAAAAAGGTGTTTCTCGACGGACTCAACCGGTTTGTTGCCGCAAAAAAGCTATGGAGGGATCGAGGAGCGCTGATGTATCCACTTCGTAATCCCGGATTTGCTGTGTTTTCAAGTAATCCTGGAAACATTGCTATGTTTAACAATGGAACATATCATATTAATATAACACTCCCGACCTTTCTTGCACCTCGGCGAGACGAAGAGGAAATTGCTCCGATTCTCTATCCAACTCTCTTTCTTGAAGACCATCGTCGGTATATCCGTCTTATCCAGTGGGTTGAACCTATTCTCATTGCGGTCTATGGATCTCCCGATCCCTTTTCAAAGGGATCTCCAGGATTCGCTAGGGGATCGCAGAGATGTGCAATGTCAAGATACATTGGTATTGGAACCTACGATACAGAGAAAATGCACGAGGGAAAGGTTCTTCAGATTGAGGTTGCAGAGGTCCATGGCACAGATACAGGGTTCTGGTGGTTCTCCACATATCACCAGGGAAGTGCCTATGTGCCGCTGGATAAGATTGGCCTCGACATTAATTACAAAAAGCATTTCAATCATGGCGTGGAGATGCGATTCTTCGACTGGTTTCTCGAGGACAAACTGCCAGAACTTTGTTCGTTCTTAGTCTACCTTGCAGATGCATCGATTAATCTTCCTATTACGAATGCGGCCATTCTAAGCGAAACATGGAATGAAGGTGTTCTTGGGCTATTCAAGAAAGGGGATGCGTGGATACTTCCGCCGACTCTTCTTGCAGCGTATGAACGAATCTTTCATATCCCTCTTCATGGGCAAGAGCTCACCTTCCGTGGCGTCTATTCCATCCTATTGGAGACCTTTAAGAAACGGTATGCAAAAGGGGTCTGCGCGAAATTAATGTTATCATAAAAGAGATGGGGTCTATCAATCAATTTATTGATAGTGTCTATGTGATCAACATGGATAAAGATACAAAAAGACTGACTGAGATTGATGCATCCCTTCGGGCCGTCGGCATTCGCTACGAGAGGTTTCCTGCGATTGATGGGTCTCTTATAAGTACAGAGGCAAATCTTGCACCCATTTGCATGAAGTTCTGTACAAATGGGATGAAGGGATGCGCGCTGTCTCATCACGCGGTCTGGAAGAAGGCCATTGAGAAGGGTGATAAAACGGTAATGGTAATGGAAGACGACGCAATTATTCCAGAGGATATCAATGAGCGAATTGCCGACGTGTTCGCGCGGATACCTTATGATTGGGACATCCTCTATGTGGGCTGCAGATACCTATGCAATGATAGGCAAGATGTAGCGAAAGTGGGGAACTTTTTAGCAGGTACAAGCCCTGAGAAATATGATGGAGAGATCAAGAAGGTGAAGGGGAGTATAGGATCCCATGCGATTATCTACAAGACAGAGTTTCTGAAGAAAATAATCAATGAATTGATCTATACGCACATTGATGGACAACTTGTTCTCTGGGCGAAGGAGTTTGGTGCAAATGCCTATGGACTCTATCCTGATCTTGTGAAAGTGGATGAGTCGAAGGTTGAGAGTAATTTATCTGATTCGTTTCCACCTCTTTTGGTCACGGGACTGAATAAGGTGAATTTAGTGGATGGAATACCTCTTGGTTGGATGTTAAGTGAAAGCTCTTTCAAGATTGCGGGGCTCAATATAAATGTGGTATCGATTGCGTTTATGGCGCTTGTTCTTTTTCTGCCTTGGCGCTTTGTTGGAGCAGTCTTTGGCTGGCTTTTGGTCGAATTTCTCGTGAGTCGTGGAGACTTCAAGGGTGCCGCGAAGTTTCTTCTCTTTGGAGGATTCGCCCTTTTAGTTAGACATTGTGCAAAGAAAGCACTGTAAAATTGAGTTTAGACGGCAGCACTTCACCATCGCCATGGAGCTTTTCAAGCGAGAACATGCAAGTATCCTTGCATATTCTCTCGTGTATGCTTTCTCATCTGCAGGAGAGACCCTTTCTATAAAAGCCCTTAACTATAATCCTGTTCCGGTTACACTCCCCGTGTATACTGCATTCTTGAGTAATCAGCTATGGATCTTTATGATCCCCTTCTATTTATTTATGAAGAAGGATTCGTGCGACAAGTATATTGGCCAGTATGTTGGGATGGGCATTCTTATCTTCCTTATTAGTCTCTTACGCAGCATCGGTGCGAATATCTTGCCAGGAAGTCTGTTCTCCCTTCTGATAAGCACAAGTATTCTATTTACGATGATGCTGCGATGGTTCTGGTTAAAAAAGCGCATTACGCGATGGCATATTGCAGCAGGATTCTGTTGTGTATTGTCTGCGTTATGTATCTGTATCGATACAACGGGGGGTACACTCGAACCTTCCTTTGCTCAGGGTCTGGTGGCTTCCATTGCAGCGGCCTTCGTTGTCGCCGTTGCGGGCGCGTGGCAAGAGAAGCTGCAGAGTACATGGGAGAATGTGAATCTTCGTGTGGTGGAAATGACGATTGCAGCGAGTATCATTGCCTCTGTTCTCTTGGGCTTGGTCGGCATGGGCGTGAAGGAGTTTGGCCAGTGGTCGCCAACCCTTGTATCGGCTACACAGACGAGAGCCTCCCTTATCCTTGTCGTTGGATGCAGCATCACATTGCCTATTCTGAAGCTTCTTGTTCGAAATACGAAATATTCCATTATCCAGGTCTCCAGTTCATTCTTCTTTGAATTTGTACAAGTATCTTCTGCTCTCCTAGGCTCAGTGTCGAATATCCTTCTCTTTAGTGAGCCATGGGCCTTAGGGTATATTGGGGCAATTGTCTTTCTGGCCCTCGCCTTTGCCTTCTACATCGTTGGGAATATCAAAGTTAAAAAAGGTACTGTGGCCCTTGAGCCGAAACTAGTAGAAGTAAGCAATCCTATACAACTGCGCGTCGAGCAAGAAGGTATCAGGGTCACAGTGAGTGTGTGGAAGTAGAGGGCCTAGCGTAACGTCGTGACTCGTCCCCAAGTTATTGGTTCGATTCCAATTATGGAGATTTTTTTATGGCGATACTTCATCATAAAAAAATCTTTTTGTCTTTTGTTCTTTTTTCTTTTATGCGGAGTCGTACCCACGTTCCTCTGCATACCGCCAGATGAGCGCAGAGGCCTGCATCGATCGCTCAAAGTGCACATGGCTAACGCTATCCTCTTTTGCACGGAGCGGGGCGGCGGCCACCACCTCAATGCTCTGTCCCTCCTCAAGCATCTCAAAGGTCCTGCGCATCGTCCAAAGGGCGAGGGCAGCCTCATCAAACTCTGGGATGTTATCCTCTTCCTCTTCCTCTTCCTCGTCCTCCTCCTCTTCCTCCTCAAAGTCGATCATCTCATCCTCTGCGAGGATCTTCTCCTTTGAGCACGTCTCGCCGCGGCACATGGGGCATGTACTACTCTTCAGCAGCCAGCGGCCCACGCAGCCGAGGTGGAACTGGTGGGAGCAGCCAAGAGTAACCTGGCCAGTGGAGGCCACGATCTCGTCGCAGCAGATAGAGCACTCCATTTTGTTTTTTGTTAGAAAAGGATACTGTCCTATCCAGGGGCATATTGTTCAATTTTTTTTGAACAATTAATGGTGGTGCATCCGCCCCTTGATCCTCTGCCACCCCTTCGTATCATCGTCCATGTAGGGCTCACAGTGGGCAGGATAGTAGATACCTGTTGGGAGCATCGTTGAGTAGGCGGGACTCACCTTGCACTCATTGAGTGCCCGAATATACTCCTTGCGGCGCTCTGCGTTCTGGGTACCAGGGTATCGGCGCTGCGCGAGCGACTCAAAGGAAGCCAGTGCATCAACAGCGGGAGCAATGCGATAAGAAGGCATCCTAGATTGTCTACATGCCTCGTTGGATAAAGGGGGGTTCAAATTTACCGGTGATACTCAAAAATAAAGAAGCTCAAAGAGCTTCTTTATTGCAGAGTTTATCACCGGTTAGGTCGTGGGACTTCTATTTTAAGGAAGCCAATGCTTCCTTAAAATAGAGTCACGACGTTACGGCAGTGACTTACGAACCTGGTGGAGGAGCGCGCCCATTCGGTTTCGCCCACACCCATTAGGCCCTGTCCCCCAATAGGAATCAGAGAGAGACTTCTCGCGCAGCTGGGCAGTCCCCGTGCCCTTCAGAAGAGTCGCGAGCGGCGGATTCTGAGAGAACTTTGCTTGGAGACACTCGAGCATCACAGTGTCGCGTACCTCGTTCCAGTTTACCCTGAAATGGTCCGTCTTCGTGCGGCCGAGGCGCTTTGCAGAGAGCGGTGTCTTGGCTCTGCGGATCTTCTCTTGAAGAGCAGGATCCGTTGGAAACTTCTGGGCCTGGAAACAATGCTCGACTGTTGGCCATGTGGCGCCATAGAGTGTGAACGGGGCTTCGTGGAAGTTGCTAAACTCGCTGTATACCTCCGTCTTTGAGTTGAACTCAATGCACTCCATCTTCAATACTAAAAATAAGGGGTGTTGAAAGTTCAAATTTAAACGGGCGCGTCTTTCACCTTGATGCGCGGCTTTATTTTGGGCTTTGGCTCAGCGACTTTCTTTTTCTTTGCCTCCTTTGCGGCTTCTTTTGCAGCCTTGGCAGCCTCCTTCTCTGCAAGGGCGGAGGCCTTTGCAGCTTCCTTCTTTGCCTCACGCGCCTTCTTTGTCTTTTTGCACCAGACGAAGAACTCCTGTGTCCCATACGCGGGCATCGGCGGAATAGCCTCTTCCTTTTCGCTTTCTGACGAGGAAGGCACTTCAGGAGGGGGCGGCGCTCCCTCTCCCTCAATCATTTTCTGCCCAAACTCCTCTTCCCACTGAGGGACAGGAATACCCTTGGCTGCATAGAAGTCGCGCATGATCTGCACTGCCTCTTGAGCCTCCGAGAGATCGGGTCTGCGCACACGGATCTTGCGCTTCTCAATCTTTTCATCTTCAAGAGGGATCCTCCAGATGATTCCGTTCCCACAATCGTAGTCAAAGTGGGTTGCCATCTTGGATACTAAAAATAATGTTTTTTTGTTTTTCAAATTTACTGCTCACTGAAGAACGGGGCCCACAAGGCTGTGCTCAAAGGCGGTGTACTGCTTGTAGACCTCCCACATCTCCTTCTCCTCCTCCAGGTTCTTACGATCGAAGGCCAGATCCTTCACGGCGCCCCGCTCCTTTACCTCCACCTTGTCGATCATGTCGCGAAGGGCGGTGATCTCTGTATCGAGCTTCTTGAGCTCCGCCTCCAGCAGCGTCACCACCTTCTTGGGCTGCGGGCCCCACTTGTAGGGCTTCTTCTCTTGTAGCGCTACCTTCTCGGCGATGGCAACTTGCTTCTCCGCGGAGGCTTTAAGAGAGGCGCGCAGATCCTTGAGGCTCACCTTGAGAACCTTGTAGGCCTCTTCGTTCGTAAGAAGCTCTTGTGCCATTCTCTCAACACGTACGGACTTCTCTGGAACCTGCGTCTTTGCACTTGGCAGTGGTGCAGAGGCGAGCGGCGGGAAAGGCTCAATGTTAATCGTGTTGAGATACGAGCGCATCTCTGCCCACGACACCGTAGTTCCCTCTGTGCCTTGAGGGGCGTGGAACATGCCTTGCCATGTCTCGGCGACAGGTGGGAGATCCCTGTGGAGGGGCCGCTCCTCCTCTTCATGCTCCTCGTCATCGGACATGTTGTCCTCTTGAGGAGGGGCCTCGTACGGGGGAGATGGACTCTCCTCATAGTCGTCATCTTCCTCATAGTAGCCCTCCTCCTCCTCCTGCTCGTAGACAGTCTCCGTGCCCGCGTCCTCGTACTCGTCAAAGCGTTGCGGCATTTTGTCTTTTGAGAGGCAAGTATACCGATTTCTTAGGGTGGGTGCGAGTTCAAATTTTTTAGCGGTAAAAAATATGGTAATGACGGTGAGCGGTGTTGGCTTGGATTTCGATTTTTACTCGACATAATCCGAGAGAAGAGTCTTGAGGTCGTGCACCTCCTTTGCCGTGGCGGGGCCACCATTCCAGTCGTCATCGGGAGACGGGGTGCCAGAAACCCATGGGTGATCCAGCATGGCCGCTGCGATCTCCTTTGGGATCATATCGAAGAAGAACATCGACGACTCATTCTTCGCGTACATGTTCACTGAGGTGATGAAGTTGAGGAACTGGAGAAGGGTGTGCGGGTGATACATGTCAAAGGTGGCGGGCATAGGCGGGGTATGGAAGTACCAGTCCTTCTCCTCATCACCCGTGGTCTCCTCCTCACGATCTGTGGTCTCACAACCACACGTCTCCTGCCAACAAGGAGCGCAGAGGTTGCCGACGCGAAGACCGTCGACCTCCTCGTCGCATGCGGTACAGAAGAGGATATGATGAGCATCTGCGGGGTGGATAAGAGACGGCATACTGTCGACGCTCATCGCCCTCGCCTTCTTTGATGGGGACGGACGTGCCACCTCATCATCCACGAACACAAGGCGCTCACCCTCTGTCTCAAGAGGAGGCATATCTCCATAGCTCCTCTTAAGAGGTGGTGGCTCCGTGAAAGGGAGGCCGCGGCGCGGAGGCGTTACAGAGGGCCACGGCTCAAGAATCTCCTGCAGCACCTCCCATTCTCCCCTCTCAATGCGCCGAATGTACTTCGTGCCCGCGCGCCTTAGAAAGAAGCGGGTGTCTGCATGCGCGGAGGCCAGCTCGATCTCCTTGATGGCTGGATCTGAGGTGAGCGCAGAGAGGGCCGAAGACCAGGTCGTTGCAGAGATACCGGACCACATGGCGTGAGACGAGAGGGACTGTGCCATTATAACGTTAAAAAAGATAAGGCTAAGGAGGCTTCAAATTTACAAGCAGTAAAAGACGTAGCTAGCCTCGTAGGGGTCGGGGTCTTCAGACTCGGTAATCGCGGCTTTCTTGGTGCCGCGGCGGTGCGCTTGCATCTTCTTATGCTGGATAGCCCTGTAGGCTTGGTAGATGCGGCGGGCTACGTGGCTTGTGTGGATATGGCAGGCGAGCGACTTTGTCCTCTTTGCTGCTAGGGCCGCGGAGATGTCGAGGTTGTCCACGTCCAGGGTGGGGCGGGGGTCCATCTTGGCGTTATTGCAAGAAGGCGATACTGCAAGTGGGTCGCCGCTGGCTTCAATTTTACACTGAAAAATTTGTGGGTTGTTTGGGTTTGGTCGTTTTTGTGGGTTTTTGGGGTTTAGAGTGCTGTCCGCTGCGCTTAACGTTGGCTTTAACGGCGGGCTGAGGCCAGCAGAGCGCCGAAGTCGCGTCCCGCGGCCATCACGGGCGTGTGCGGGCGAGAGTTGAAGCGCACCTGGTTGCGCGGGCGAGCGAGGTGCGCCCACTCTGCAAGCCAGCCCGTCTCGCCCGGGTGCGCGCGGTCGCACTTGTGCGGCGTCTCGAACTTGCCCGTCTTCGGGTTGCGGTACTCGTGGCCCCAGCACTCTGAGACGACCTTGGCGCCAAAGACGGCGGTCGAGCCAGGTGGGCAGTAGAGCCACTTGCACGGCTCCGCGAGCTTCTGCACCTGCGCAGACGCGGCGGCCGCGGCGGCCATCTTGCGGGCGTCGTGGGCGCGCATGCCTTGCTGGCGGGCGAGCTGAGAGGCCTCCGCGGCAGCGCGGTCCGAGAGCGCCTTAGCCTTGCGCGCCGCGTACTCGCGCATGCGCTGCTCTGAGGCATCCACGCGCATGTCCTCAAGACGAGAGCCCAGGGCGGCCGCGTCTGCGGCCGCCGAGAGGGCGTCGTAGAGGATGTCGCCCCAAAGCTCGCCGTTGGACTCGGCCGCAAAGAGGCGAACCTGCTCGGGATCATCCTTGAAGAGGCAGACAGTGTCCTGGGGAGGCGCGCGGCGCATGGCCGCGAGAGCGGGCGTGGGCGAGTCCGTCACGATCCAAGAGCCGTGGTGGCAGCGCCAGACACTGTCGTTGTCCATGGCAAAGCCCCCGCAGCATCCGCAGTGCACGTCCTCGCTCGACAGAACGTAGAAACGCTCGGCGAAAGAGGCCATTTCGACAAAACAAGTGATAGTATCAGTTGTTTTGAGGATACTGTACCTCCAGCCAGCCCGTCTTTCAATTTTATTGAAAAATTGAATGGGTCGATAAAATTCCAGAGGGGGGTATACGGAAGGGCTCTTTTTGGCCTCTTAGTTCAATTTTTTAATAAAATTGAAGGGTATGGCCTACTAGTAACTGGTGTCGAGCAGTGGTAGCCACTGTCGACCATAGGCCTAGGGCCTATATGCGGCGCCATCCCTTTCGTCGAGGGCCAACGCGCCCCACTACACCTTGGCAGGTATACTAGCCCCTATTTTTTGGTCAGTCAACTGGACGTTTTTTACGTCATTGGCCTATAGGCGGGGCAGAGGGGGGCTATAGGCACAAGAGGAATATCGTGAAAAAAATTGAAGGCGGTATGGCCAGATAGCCCAGTATCCTTTTGAAATACTACTGTCTTTCAAAAGTTCTAAGATGTCTGCCTCTCTCACCTCCGTGAAGACGCTCGCCGCCTCTCTCGCCTTCTGGGAGAAGATGGAACTCATCGCCTACGTCTCCAAGACGGCGGGCAATGAGGGCTCCTCTTCTACCGCCGTGCCCGACTCTCCCGTCCGCCCTAAGAAGGCGGCCGCGGAGGCTCCGCCCGCGCCCAAGAAGGCCAAGAAGGTCAAGGACCCCAACGCGCCCAAGAAGGAGCCCTCCGAGTGGCTCCTCTTTGGCGAGAAGGTCCGCGCAGCCATCCGCCCCTCTCTTCCTGAGGGCGCCAAGATCCCGGGACCCGTCTGGATGCAGACGGCCTCGGCGCTCAAGGAGAAGGGCCTCATGCCCTCCGCCACGAACGAGCAGATCTTGGCCGCCTACCAGGAGCGCCTCGCGCACCCGCCCGCTCCTAAGGAGAAGGCGGTTGCAGAGCCCTCGCCTACTAAGGGCGAGGTCGAGTCCGAGGTCGAGAGCACCGCTTCTTCGCAGAAGAAGCGCGGGCGCAAGGCCAAGAAGGACATGACGCCCGAGGAGCTCGCTGCGCACAACGCCCGCGTGGCGGCTAAGAAGGCGGCTAAGGTGCCCGCCCCTTCGAACGCCGCGGCGGCTGCGGCGGTCCCTCTCCCTGCAGAGGTGGGCGAGGAGCTCCTCGACTTCGAGCCCTTCGACTTCAAGGTGAAGGCCGTGAAGGAGCCGCTGCACCTTCTGCGCAATAAGCGCGGCGATGTTCTCTCAGAGGACATGGAGTGGTACGGCCACCAGAACGCCGACGGCTCCATCGACACCGCCGCCAAGCAGCCAGAGGATCTCGACCTCTAAAGAGACAACCAAATACAAAGACAAAACAAACCCCAAACAAACCCCAAAACAAAAGAAAAAATATTTTCCATGTCATCTCAATTTTTTACTGGCCTAAAATTGCCCACACGCCTTAAACTAATGAGGTGTCGCCACTGCTGGCTCCCCGCGAGTAAAGGACTCCTCTGTAGAGGTTGCCATCGGGAAAGCGCCGATGTTCAGTTCCAAGAGGTTCTCGAGGCATTATGTTGCAAAGAGGATGTGGACCCAAGGGACTGGGCGACCCTCTCGACCTCTCGTCAAGGCGCCCTTCTTACCTTCGCCTACGCGTCCGCGCACCCTTCTCGCTACCACTTTCCCCGCGGGTGTGCCGCGTGGCCCTCCTTCCTTCTGCGGGTAAAGGACCACCAGCCAGGAGACCTCTGCTGCAGAGGGTTCCGTGTGATGGTTCGCAGGGGGCTCTACAAGGAGCGAATCGTCCCAGAAAGTTGTGCTGGGTGCGCGCTCGCCCTCTACCTCTCAAGTCCAGAGATCTACCTCGCCCCCTTACTGGATATCTTCATCTACAGGGATGGGTTATCGGGCTATTTCTTCAAGAAGAATGGGAAGCCTGGGCAACAGAAAGAAGAGATGCTCTCCTTTGTACACGAGATCCTCTGGCTGCCCAAGGATGCCCTCTTTTTCGAGGAGGTCGATGCGGATGCGAAGAGGCGGGCGATCCTCCTAACTCTCAGAGACTCTGTGCATCACGGAGAAAGCCTCCTCAAGGAGCTGGTCCTTCGTCCAGAGAACTACTCTCTTCTCCTTGCGAACCCACCCGTCGTACAGGAGTGCTATCTCGATCTTGTCTTTGAAGACCCTGAAGAGAGATGGGCCTTTTGCAGTAAGGTACGGGAGAAGTTTGTGAAGAGAGTTGAGATGCGGTGTCGTGTGATTAAAGAGGAGCTCATGGAAAAAACGTGGGCTCCTGGCCGCGTAATTCCTTGGTGCTTCAGCGTGGATGAGAAGGAGTCTGTGGTAGCTTTCAAGTCCCAACCATTCCAATAAAGCTGCTCACATCCCTATTGCACGGAAGCTGTCGGATCTCGTTGAGGCTAAACCAGCCAATGTCCTCGACCTCTGCGGTATCATTCACAGAAAGAATCGGCTCCTGCTCCATCTCGTAAATAAAGTACTGGCCGATGGGGAGCTTCTTCTCACCCATGTACTTCGTCTCACTGTGGATGAATACGCCCGTCTCCTCGCTCAGCTCACGGAGGGCGCACTGGTGTGCGGACTCTGATGGCTTCATATGGCCCTTTGGAAAGGACCACTTACCTGCCCGCCTCCCAAGAACAAGAAGGATCTTCTCCCCGTTCAAGCATATACAACCATAGACCTTCATCTCTCGCGGACGATACGAACTCCATGCAGAAGAGAACGACCTCTTTTGCTGCCACGTGGTCATTGTAAAGTGTACGGTTTTAAGGGCGCGGCCCCAATCAATTTTAACGGCGCTGAAAATTTGAAACGAGCCCACCCTAAAGGACTGCAACCGAATGGATACGCCACTCGACTTTACTTTACGCGATCTCTTCTTAGTTGTAGGCTATGCAACGCAATGGCTTCCTCGGCATACGAAGGAGGGGGTCTTCCAATGGCTCTGCTATAAGATGGAGCGCCGAGTATCCGTTGAGGCCCTCCGCATGGCTATGCAAGAGGCTGGATTCACAAAGGATGAGAGTTGTGTTCACTGCAATGATACCGTAAAAGGATGGGACTTCGACGACGGTGAGGAGCCTATTTGCGGTCCCTGTGCGGAAGACCTAAACTGAGCCTACTATCAAAGGCAATGTGGGTAGCAGCTCATCTCACGGGAGGACTCGGAAACCGCCTTTTTCAGCACGCCGCGGCTGCGGGTCTTGCAGAGAAGTGGGGCCGAGAGCTTGTCTTCTTTCTTCCCCGCTGCGGTCCCACGAACCACGGGGCTTTCGATACAATCTTCCGTCTTTTTCCGCACGTATCCGTGGTCGAGACCGCGACCGAATGGACTTCCCTTGCAGAGGAAAAAGATAAGCTCTTTCGGTACTGTCCCTTTCCAGATATCTCTCCTCCTACTAACTGCGTGATCCAGGGATATCGCCAATCAGAAAAGTACTTTTCTTCTGCAGGAATTCGTCTGGCCTTTGAGAACGTGCTCGATGTGGAGGCCTTGCGGCTGGAAGAGCCAGAGAAACAGTGGTTCGTTCACGTGCGCCTTGGAGACTATAAGATTCTGCCGCACCACCAAGAGGAGCTTAGTGGCTATTATCTGCAGTGCTTACGCGAGGTTCCTCCAGGGCACACAGTTACGCTGTATAGTGATGAGCCAGAGCTCTGTGAGTCCGGCTTTCGAGAGGCCGCCCGCACCTATGGAATCACCTTTCGGGTCTCAAAGGAAAAGGACGAGCTCGTATCGCTTTACATGATGTCCCAATGCAGGGGCGGAACGATCGCGGCCAATAGCACCTTTAGCTGGTGGGCGTCGTACCTGGCTTACCAGGGCGGCTGCAGACGATCGTTTTTCCCGTCTAACTGGGGACAGGGCTTGCCGCCTCCCGTTGATCTGCTCCCTCGCTGGGCCTCGGTCGTGCCTCTTTAGGACGCGAAAAATTTGAAACGGCCGCGCCTAAAGGGTCAGTGTACCACCCCAGCAATTTCCTATGGATCCTCTGTGGCCCGGCTTTGCCTATAAGCCGCACCAGATCTCGGGTGTAAAATGGCTTTTAGAACGCGAGAAGGACGAGGCGTGTTGCGGCGGCTTGCTGTGCGACGAGATGGGGCTTGGCAAGACGATCCAGATGATCGCTCTTATCAAGTTTTCGACTGCTAAGAATACCCTCATCCTGCTTCCACTCTCTGTGATTGATCAGTGGATCTCGACGGCCCAGAAGGCGGGTATCACCTGCTGGACGGTTCAGAATGAGGTGTGGCATCCGATCGGCAACAAGATTAACATCAAGAAGCCGAACCTCTACCTTTGTAACTACGAGCGGGCCATTCGGACCCCGAGTCTCATGGCCGGCCACTGGGACCGTCTTGTATGCGACGAGTCCCACCGCCTCGCCAATAAGTCTGGCAGCAGCTGGAAGCTCGTCTCTGCACTCGACGTGAAGGCGCAGTGGTTTCTCACGGGCACTCCCATCGTGAACAGCGTGAGCGACCTGAAGGCTCTCTTTGCACTTCTCGAAGCCGATATCGACTATGAGAAGTACATTCTCTGCCGCACAATGGACGAGCTCCGCAGCTCGATTCCGGACGCGCCGAAGAAGCCCTTCCATATTAAGCATGTTCTCGACTTCGATACGGATGAGGAGGCGGACTTCTATCGTGGAATCCAGGGCATCACCGTCCGCCGCTGGAAGGAGCACGAGGGGGATCGTGGGAGCCAGTTCATCCGCTTCCAGACAATTATGCGCCTTCGCCAGCTGAGCCTTCACCCGCAGGTCTACATTGAGGGGCGTAAGAGGGCCTATGGTAAGTATAAGAGGGAAGACTGGATCGACGGGAGCACGAAGTTCCGCGCGATCCGTGATCTGATTGATGACGATAAGGGTGAGGTGAAGCGCTGGATTATCTTCTGCCATTTCCACGATGAGATGAATCTTCTCAAGGAGTACCTTGCTGGTTCTGAGAAGATCGGTCTGATCCAGTGCTACAGTGGCAAGTGCAGCCACGCTGAGCGTGCCGAGATCCTGAAGAAGACGCATGTGGAGGGAGAGAAACAGCAGGTTCTCCTCATCCAGCTGCAGAGTGGCGGTGTCGGCCTCAACCTCCAGCACTTCGAGAGGATTATCTTTAGCGGGCCCTGGTGGACTTCGGCCCTCATGGAGCAGGCAGTGGGTCGCGCCGTGCGCATTGGCCAGACGAAGCGGGTCGTTGTGCACCACCTCTTGTTGAAGGAGGAGCAGGGCCTCAATATTGATACACTGATGAACGAGAAGGCGAAGGAGAAGGGTGCTCTCTGTCGCGAGGTTTTGTCCGCAGCAGATCACCGGATCTGAAAACTCAATCCCCTAATAGAATGTCTAGTCGCCCCTCTTTTTCAGTACCGTTAGGAACCGTTGCTACAAATAGCATTATTGCGGTTGTTGGCGCCGTACTTGCCACCACGGTTGCCGCCTTCGTATGGTCGCAGAGTGATACCACCCCAATCATGTCAGAGGGGTTCGGAGGTCCTGCAGCTCCGGATTATCTTCGCACGACCTCTGAACTCGCCGAGCTGATCGCCTTTTTTACGGATCGGGAGGATACAACGGAGGAGGGCCCGGATGACTTGCGCGAGATGACTCTTCTCTGCAGCAAGCTCTCAGCCTTCAAGAAGGATATCGTGGGTGTTGCTCGTGTTGTCAATGCCACTGCCTCTTTACCCTATGCAACGGCGCACGATATCGAGCCGGTTGCAGAAACTACGGCCCGTTGCCTCTCAAAGACAATTCCAGAGCGCGACCTCAACCTGATTATCGACAAGTGGGGGTCTCGTGGAGAAATTCTCTTACGTCGTCTCTGCACGGAGTACGAAATCAGCCCTAACGATAATACGCGGTTACTAGGGCTGTTTCAGAAGTCAATTAACGATCTTGCAAGCCTCGTAAAGGGACAGTGCTTCGCCTCTCCTATGGAGGAGCAGGGCCGGGCTCTTGGTGGATATGAAAGCCCTGCATTAAAGGATCTTGCAACATACAAAGGCTATTTTTAAAATCTAAAGATAATATATAAAATGGACAGTGTTCTTATGGCCCTCTATGTCGCGGTTCTTTTCTTTGTCCTTGCCCCGGGCGTTCTGGTAACCCTGCCGCGCGGTGGCAGCAGGAATACGGTTTTGGCCACACACGCGCTTGTTGCTGCGGTTGTTTTCTACTTCACGCATCAGATGGCCTTCAAGTTCCTCCGCCAGTTCGAGGGCTTCCAGGATAATGCCATGAATGCTCAGCTGAAGCGCGAGGGCTTTCAGCAGGCGAAGAGGACGAACACGCCTGCCTACTAAATAACAGTGATCAAACTATCTTTTTTCGATTCGAAGATCGAGGCGAAAAAAGGTTTTATTGAGGCGCAGATGTCTACCATATGACTACCGGTGATACTCAGAAATAAAGAAGCTCAAAGAGCTTCTTTATTGCAGAGTTTATCACCAGTTAGGTCCTGGGACTTCTATAATAACGAAGCCAAGGCTTCGTTAGAATAGAGTCACGACGTTAAGGAAGTTAAGGCCGTATAAGGGCCGCAAGGAACATCAGCCCGATGATCTGCCAGAAGCTCTTGGCCGGCTTCGCAATCGTGAAGAGCTCGACCATCACGTTGTTCCATAACAGCTTTCCGAAGAACCCGAGGATGATCATTACGATAACAAAAGCAAAGAGCGAGGAGAGGAACTCGACATAGGCATCACGCTTTCTCTCCGAATCCACACCGTTCGTCATTCCCTCGATCGCAGCAGCGGCAGCCTTTTGGAACATTCTATATGGGCTTGGTATTTTTACTCCTTCTCATACAAAAGTGATTCACGCACCTTCGCCTCGCGGTGGTCCGTGATATACTTAATCGCATCAGCTGCGGCCTGTTCAGACTTGAGGTGCTGTGTGAGGAGAGCCGAAAGGGTCTTCGGATTTAGAGTGGCCTTCGATGAGGAACGGCGATACAGAATACGGCCCCCGCTCTCCTTGAGATCGAGTGCGCCGATGTTATGCTTCTTCATAATCCGGAGGATCATCTCATCGAGCGCCTTCATCCGCTTCGTCTTTTCACGCACCTGCTCTTTCAGAGCCGTGGTTTCCTTATTCAGCTCACGCCACGTCTTGATGATCTGGGAGAGGTTCTGGAGCTCCTGCTGCTCGGACACTGTCGTGGAAACCTCGATCGTCCTCTGTGCTGGTGTAGAACTATCTGAAACCACCGAGTTTGCATTCTGTACTGATACTTGACGGGAGACCTCCATATTATAGGTACATAGTTATGAGCCTTTAGGCAAAGGATGTACGCGTGCTGATCGTCCAATGAGTCGGCACATCTTGAAAATATAGACAGCATGCTCGGTAAAGGAGTGAGAGATAGAGTATCGCATTTTCTACCTCCTGTTCCGTTTTTACTTGATCCAATGCTTCATCTCGGGATACTTGCCTCGAAGATAGATGATCCAACTGGTCGCAGACTCTAAGCTGAGGCAGCGCTCACCATTTCCTTTTTGGCCGTTCTCATCCACCCACATAATCCTATAGAGCTGCATGCGGCTTTTACGCTAGGTTTCAAAGTCAAATTTATGTAGGAATGTCCTTTTACCCAAGTATGTTCGATGAAATCAAAGATGAAATTGATTTATATGAAAAGGAGCCGAGAAAGTATTTGAGTATATGGAGACATCGGTACGAACCGCTCGTGTTTGATATCCTGAAGAGCAGGTATGGATCTC